AATATTTGCCTACAATTATTCAAAAATAAACAGTTAGAAGATGAAAAATTTTTATGAAGAAAGGAAAAACCACCAAATTGGTAGGCTACAAGTCGTTCAAATCGCACTACGGAACAATTGATTCCACAAATTTAAAATCAATTTTTATAAACATCCAAACTTGGGTTGAACCAAAAGACGAGGTTGAAAATTGGAACCGAGTTGTTTTGAACATGACAAGATCGGTAAAACACACAGTCTTAGAAAACATAAACAAAGAATACTTCGACACAAAGTTCATAGTTGATTTAGACCTTAGAACAAGTGGTCTACAACTTAAAAAGAAATCTTTTTTGAATTTAGAAATTAATTTATTTTTAATAAATGAAATTGATTTCAAATCCCCCAAACTAAAAAAAATTGTAAAAAACTTAATTAAATCCATATATGGGGATATAATAAGTAAAAACAAATATTTTAAATTCTACTTAACCAAAAATGGAAATGTAAAAGCCCCTAAGAAAGAAACTCAAACTATTTAGTATTTATTAATAAAAAATTAAATGAAAGATTTAAAAATATTAGGACCAACAGATAGTGGCCGTGGAATTTTAATTGAATATGATGCGGGTTATATTGATCCAAATGAGAGAAGGAATTTATCTATGATAAGAGAAAACAGAGATATGTTGGACCACTCAAAACCTTTTGAATTTTATGCTGTTTTACAAAAGTACAATACTCCAAATAGAAATGGTAGAATTTACCCTGAAAGGATTTTGAAAAGAGAAGCCGAAAATTACAAAAAACTAATTCAAAAGGGAACTTCACTTTCTGAACTTAACCACCCCGAATCTTCTTTGATTGATTTAGATCGTGTATCACATATGATAACAGATATTTGGTGGGAGGGCCCTGTATTATTAGGTAAATTGAAATTATTAACAAGTCCAGGTTTTCATGAAAGGGGAGTTGTTTCAACTAAAGGAGATCTTGCGGCAAACTACCTTCGTCAGGGGGTAACATTAGGTATTTCTTCTCGCGGTGTGGGATCTTTAAAAAAGGTCGGCGAACAAAACGAAGTTCAAGATGACTTTGAATTAATTTGTTTTGATTTAGTTTCTTCTCCATCTACGCCAGGTGCTTATCTTTTTAGAGAACCAAACGACAGACATCAGTTTGAAGAAAGTTTAGAGGAAGATAAAAAAATTAACGCAGAAAGACATGTGGGTCAAACGGGATCTAAATCACTTGACTTAATGAATAGATTGTCCGATTATTTAAACAAATAAAAAAATTATGGACGAAAAATATTTTGTAGCAAAAATTACCACTGATATGGTGGACACTGAAACAGGTAAAGTAAAAAAAATGAAAGAAGAAAAATTAGTTCGTGGATTTTCACCAACTGACGTTGAGGTAAAGGTCACTAAGGTTTACGAAAACTATTCTATGGATTGGAGAATTACCTCAATTTCAGAATCAAAAATTGATGAAGTGATAGAAGAATAAATCATCAATCAAAAAAATTTTTTAAAAAAAAATTAAAAGATGGACTTACGTTCATCTTTTTTTTTTGTCTGAATGTATCAAAATAAAAGTTTTTTTAAAAAATGTGAATATTTATTAGAAAACTATTTTAAAAAAAATATGAGTTATAACAAAAACGTAGTAGAGGATGCTCTTTTCCAAATCAAAAATTTGGAGGAGACCCTTCAAGAAAATGCAAAAGGAATACTTCAATCCACAATGAGTGAAGAAATCAAACAATTAGTAAAAGAATCTCTAAGAGAACAAGCTCAAGAGGTTGAGGAACCCGAAGCGGAAGACGACATGGAAATGGACACTGAAACGGAAATGGAACCTGCTGATGATGAAATGGAAATGGATACTGACATGGAAGATGATGACATGGAAGGTGATGACATGGAAATGGACGCAGACATGGAAATGGATGACCAAGAAATGGATATGGACGACGATGAGGCGATAGATATGACTGACGCTTCAGACGAAGAAGTATTAAGAGTTTTCAAAGCGATGGGAGATGACGATGGTATCGTAGTGAAAAAAGAAGGCGGATATCTTCATGTTACAGATGATGACGATGACTATCTTATTCAATTAGGTGAACAGTACGACGATTCAGAAGCGGATTTAGATGAGATGTATGACATGGATTTCGAAGAAGCTGATTTAGATGAGATGTATGACATGGATTTTGAAGAAGATGAGGAATATGAGGAAGAAGATGAAGATCTACCAATGAGACGCCGTGGTAAATTTGACCAAGAAGAAACCATTTATGAGATAATGATGGATGATTCTGATGGAGAAAGTGACGAAGAGTATTATGGTGATAGTGATTTAGAAGAACAAGTATCTCAATATGCGATGACAGCGGCTTCAGACATCACAGAATACTCAGATTCTGATTTAGATGAAGAAATGGCAATGAAAGAACCTATGGAGTCTTATTATGACATGGATGAAGAAATGGCAATGAAAGAACCTATGGAGTCTTATTATGACATGGATGAAGAAATGGAATACTCCGATGAAACATCTATGGTTGATTCCGTAATGGAGGCCGTTAAAAAATCTTTGAAAAAATCAGTAAAGCCAAAAGGTGTTGGTATTGGTAGAGGACCTAAGTTTGGATACGATAAAAAACCTAATATGAGTGGAGGTTTTTCTGAAAAGAAAAAAGAAGCTTTTGGTAAAGGTATCAAAGCGATGGGTACTGGAAAAGCCAGATTTGAATATAAAGAAGGTGAAAATATGGAAAAAGGTTCCATGAAAAAAGTTGAGACAAAAGAAGCCTCAAGAACTTATGGAAATGGATCTAAAAACAATAGTCGAGGACTAAGGAAGGGAAGAATGAATAACAGAAATTATGAATATAACCCGTTCAAACTTTCTGAAAGTAGAACTGACAACCAAGTTCAATTATTGAAAGAAAAAAATGAAGAGTACAAACAAGCTCTTGATGTTTTCAGAACTAAATTAAATGAAGTTGCGGTATTCAATTCTAACTTGGCTTACGCTACAAGACTTTTCACCGAACACTCAACAACAAAACAAGAAAAAATAAACATTCTTAGAAGATTTGACAATGTTGAAACTTTGAAAGAATCAAAAAATCTTTACAAAACTATAAAAGATGAATTATCATCTAATGGTTCTGTTGGAGAACAAAAAATAAACGAGTCAATAGACAGAGCAGTAAACAGAACTGTTGAGACAGGTTCATCTGTAAATCTTATTGAATCAAAAACGTATGAGAATCCACAGTTTTTAAGAATGAAGGATTTGATGACAAAGTTAAAATAAACATAAACTAAAATAATAAAACTCAAAAAAAAATGGGAGCATTATTAGAATCAGGTCTTGTTGGTAACATTGGTCTTAAGCACCTTAAAGTTATCAAAGAAGACACAATTAACAAATGGGACAAATTAGGCTTTCTTGATGGTCTAAGAGGTCACTTAAAAGAAAACGTGGCTCAATTATATGAGAACCAAGCATCTTACTTGATTAACGAAGCATCTTCAGATGGAACTTCTAACGGAGCATTTGAAACTGTTGTTTTCCCAATCGTAAGACGTGTATTCTCTAAATTATTGGCAAACGATATCGTATCTGTGCAAGCTATGAACTTACCAATCGGTAAATTGTTCTACTTTGTACCTAAAATCCAAGGTTACGAAAACCCGACTTCAGTTTTAGCTAATAGCTATCCACCTGAAGTAGGAACTGCTGGTGGTGAGCACTATGCACCTGTAGGAGCACCTAATGGACCAACTAACCCTAACGTAGGTTATGATGCGACAGCTGGTGGATATCCTTACGCTAAAAACCTTTACGATTTGTTCTATGAAGGAAATGAGGCAGGTTTAGATCCTCCAGGTTTGTTTGATTACTCTAAAGGTAAGTGGACTGCGGTTACAGCTAACACTGTTGTTCAACAGTGGTATGGTGGGTATTTAGAAGATGCATTACTTGATGCATATTCAGGAAATACAAGAAAAGTTATCGTTAGACTTTGTGGTTTCGCTAATTCAGGAGCAGGAAAACTAATCGGACCTGATGGTAACGAAATGGATACTGAAGCGTTCCTTTCAGATTTAAGAATTTACGGAACATCTGCAATTTCTGCAGACACAACTCCATGTAACGTTCTTAAAGGTAAGTACAATGGTCTAGATGTTTTTGTCCCTCTATTGTTTAGAGTTGTTACTCAAAAATATGGCAAAGGAATTGTACAATACGGTAATAACCAAAATACACAATTTGCAAATTATGGTAATAATCCAGGAGATCCTGCTTACACTCCACCAACAGGTAACGGATCAAACTTCTACGACGTATGTGACGCCAATGGTTGTATTTACTTAGAAGTTGATTTATCTTGTCCTGTATGTGCAGACTGTGACTCTACATCTTTGGATGGTTACACAGGAACTACAATTTACTCAGGAACATCAGGAACTTCATTCATGGCTTGGTATAGAAGATATGCTGACTTAGAATTTGAAGATCAAATCGGTGAGGTTTCTTTTGACTTACAGTCAGTAACTGTATCTGTAACAGAAAGAAAACTAAGAGCACAATGGTCACCTGAATTAGCTCAAGACGTTGCGGCATTCCACAACATCGACGCTGAAGCTGAATTGACAGCATTGTTGTCAGAACAAGTAGCAGCTGAGATTGACCGTGAAATTCTACGTGACTTGAGAAAAGGAGCAGCATGGCAATTACGTTGGGACTACAACGGATGGAGAAGAATCGCTCAAACAACTTCTTACACTCAGAAAGATTGGAACCAAACTTTGATCACAGCAATCAACCAATTGTCGGCACAAATCCACAAGTCTACACTTAGAGGTGGTGCTAACTGGATCGTCGTATCATCTGAGGTTTCTGCAATCTTTGACGATTTAGAATACTTCCACGTATCTAACGCGGCTCCTGAGCAAGATCAATACAACATGGGTATTGAGAGAGTTGGTACATTATCTGGTAGATACCAAGTTTACCGTGATCCTTACTTCCC